AATTCACACAAGTAAATGTCTGAAGTTAGAACAGAAACTACACTAGATACTTTCTGCTCACATTCGCAAGGCATTACGCTTTACTCCAAGACTTCATTTCAGCTTTAGTCTCAGCGATAGTAGGCACGCCGTCCAACTTAGCTATTACGTTAGTCCCAAGAGCCTTGATAAGAGCTTTAGGCAACGTCCCGTCTTGATTGAGCTTATAAGTACCTTTCTTAAGAGCTTGAGGGTTATTAAGCACCAAACTCTTAAACTGCATATAAGCATTGTAATTTGAAAGAGGCTCTTTATGTAATACCTTTCTATTACCAAATTCATCTACAAGCTTGCAGATATAAAAGGCACTCTTTCCGTCACGCGATAACTTACCTGACACTCTCTTAATACCAAAGAAATCACTTTCCCCAATACCATTGATGTCATAGTCTTTATCATTATTTTTGTAACCAGCCATAATTTTTTATCCTTTCTTTATAACTAATTTTACAACACCTGCTAGAGCATGCTTGTCAAGTCTTGCTAACCCTTCTCTCTGCGTAGCAGATATACGTGTGTTACAACAATTTACTAGTATGCTAGAAAGCTATGTTGAAATTGAACATGCGAACGCTCTAGTCGGCAAGGTTGCCGATAGTCCAACTTGTTGGATAAGTGGATATTCTAAAGAGCTTGAGCTACATTACTTGCCTGTCGTAAGAACTAAAGGAATGTTTAACGTACTATGTATGGTATTGACTTAAAGCAGTCCGTATATCCTACAATAATCTACAAATCCTAACAAAGACGCTAAGAGCTACGCATAATATATTATAACCTACAACAACTCTGCACCGTGCTGGTTCGCATATGCGTCCAATCTCAATCTGGGGTGGGGGTGGTATATATACGTAAGTATCTCGGAATATTTTGGTAATTCTTGAGGTATAAAAAAGGGGGAAACTGGTAATTGTTTTAGTAATAAATCACTTGCGTGATTCAAGTTACAGGTTACATTACAGGTTTACCAAACAGGATACACCAGCTTCCCTAGTGTAGTATTTTAACAGATAACTGCTATAAAAGAAAGAATAAAGTCTTTATTTTATTAGCAGTATTGTAGTGGGGTCTGTAGTGCTAAAACGGAATATAGCGGACATATAGGGAAACCTATTGAAAAATTTGAATTTTTTTCTTTTTAAGGTCCTTGGGTACATCTTTTGTGGTAATCCCAGTCCATACTTGACAAGAGTATGCAAGATGCTTTTTGCCGTCCGATAGCTCTTACCTGTAACCTTATAGTCAAAAAAAACTATTTGTTATAACTACCATAACACTATAATAAATTAAAACAAGTTACAATTTACAGGAGGAGATTATGTTCACATTTGATACACAAAATGAAGTAGGGAAAGTAGGGGAAACCCTAGTTAGAAAATACTATGAATCACAAACTAATAGAGAAGGTAAAGCTATATTTATCTGCCGACCAGCTAAGTATGATGAGCAGATGAAAGGGGCAGACCTTTTTGTTATAAACAACGAATTAGGCTATAAGTACATAGAAGTAAAAACAGATACACAATCCCATGAAACAGGGAATGTAGCCCTAGAGTTCCAGATATGTCATCATGACGGAAAACTCTCTATAGGGTGTCAGCTCAAGACCTTTGCAGACTACATGTTTTACTGGCAACACCCAACAAACACAATTTATTACTGGAAACCTGAAGACCTCATACCCTTTATTGTAAACTGGTTGATGGAGGATAAGCACAAGATAGTCCATGCAGATAATAAAAAATTTTTTTCACGGAGTCTGCTTATACCTGTGGGGGAACTGCTCGACACGGGTGTAGTAAAAACAATCGAAGTAGAAGAAGGGATAGTAAACAATGTCTTACAGACCGCTTCCTAGTTATTTAATGTTGCAACCTAGCAAGATAGAAGGTCTAGGTTTATTTACTCTTGAAGACTTAGAAAAGAACCAAGTGCTTGGGGTTACGCATATATCAGACGCTGAGACAACACAATTGTTTCGTACACCACTAGGTGGTTTTATAAATCATAGTGAGAAACCTAATTGTAAGTTATATGAAATAGGTAGGTTTAAATATTTAAGGACAATGTATCAAATACCAATGGGTACTGAATTAACGCTTAAGTATACTATGTATGACCCTACCGAGTCATAGGGCGTATATTACCCCAACGGTCTACACGTACAATAGTTTTTCTCTCTGTATCAGAAATACAAGGTAAACCATCTAGGTGATGTCGGTATTGTTCTTTGCAGACTAAACAAGGTTGATGTCTGTTGTATTTAAAATCTACTTTAGCCATAAGCTGTTCTAAGTTAAGAGCAACTTCTCTAGCTTTTTCTTGAATCTTTTTATCCTGCATGGGTATGTTATGATATCATAATGATAAGAATATGCAACTCTTGTAATTTGCCTCTAGTTTTCTTTAGAAAGTTTAAGGCTTGCAAGAACTTAGGTTGCACAGAGTATAATAAAAAATTGAGGAGATACGATGCCGTACAGCAAAAGCGGGAAAAAAACAGCTTACAAAGCTACGAGGAAGAGTAAGAAAGGCATGAAGTAACATGTCTGAAAAAGGTGGAATAAAAAACAGACCTAATATTTTTACAAAAGAAGTTTTGTTAAAAGAATGGGCAATGGATTTATCTGATGCATGTGGAAGCAAAATAATTAACAAAAGTCCTAACATCAGCAAGATAGATACATTAATAGAAAAATTTGTAGATGACTATAATATGAATATGCAAGCAATGATAGAACTTAAAAAAAGTGAGGAAGAGTAATGGCTAAGAAACCAGCAAGAAAACCTATCAATGCAACTACAAAGAAAACTTTACAGAATAAAGCTAGTAAATCAAAATACACATATGGACAGTTAGCTAGAGTCTACAGACGTGGACAAGGTGCTTATTTGTCATCAGGTTCTAAATCTGCATCTATGCAAGCATGGGCTATGGGTAGAGTAAATAGTTTTATTAAAGGTGGACATTCACAAGACAATGATATAAAGAAGAAAAAAAGTGCCAAAAAGAAAAAAAAGTAAACGTAAAGTACCTTACGAAAAAGGTGTACCTTCTAAGTATTTAAAAAATAAAAAGAACTCTAAATCTGAAGTAGCGTCTGAGATTAAAAGAACTGCTAAACTTTATAAGGAAGGTAAACGTATTGACCTTAAGAAAGTACAAAAATCTAGGGCAGTAAGGAAAAAGAAGTAATGGCTATAGTATATAGAGGCGAGAGATTCTCAGGTTACAATAAACCTAAACGTACACCAAAAGCTAGCAAGTCACATGCTGTACTAGCAAAACAAGGTGACAAAGTCAAACTTATTAGATTTGGTCAACAAGGTGTATCTGGTGCAGGTAAAAAAACTGATGCTAAATCTAAAGCTAGAAGAAAGTCTTTTAAAGCAAGACACGCTAAGAACATCAAAAAAGGAAAAATGTCTGCAGCTTACTGGGCTGATAAAGTTAAATGGTAAATGTAGTTTGCATCTCAGAAAGTTGCAACGAAGCATTACCAGAGAACTCTACTAAGTATTGTTCTAATAGATGTTATAAAAGAGAATCACAAAGAGCTTATAGAGCTAAAAAAGATGGTAAAGATTATGAGTTACCTGTTAAAGAATTAAATCAACCTAAGTCAGCAACAGTACGTAGAGGTAGTTTATATAAAAAGTTTATAGATGAAAGCTATGCTTTAGATGTTGTAAACGATAACATAACTTCTAAAGAAGCAGCAGAAGCACTTGGTTGTTCTACTGCACAGATTTCTAGAATGTTAGCTGCATATAGAGAAGATATACAAACACAAGTAGAATCCTCTAACTGGGAAGTATCACAAGATGCTCAACAATCTTTAAAAGACTTTAAAGAGTTTAGAGATAGATACTTCTTAACAGAACTAGGTGTACAGTTTGAGACAGCAGATTTTCACCATAATTGGATTACATCAATTAACAAAGCATTATCTAAAGGTGGACAACAAATGATACTTAGTCCTCCACGTCACGGCAAAACAGAACTGCTTATTCATTTTGTTATATGGCTTATCTGTAGAAATCCAAACATAAGAATCTTATGGGTGGGTGGCAACGAAGACATTGCAAAAAATGCTATATCATCTGTTATGGATACTTTAGATGCTAATGAAAAACTTATAGAAGATTTCTGTGGACCAGGTGGTACATTTAAACCTTCGTCAAGAACTGGTAAATCTTGGTCACAAAATGGATTTACTGTAGCTACTCGAACAGTATCAGGTATAAAGTCACCAACAATGGTTGGTATTGGACGTGGTGGTAAGATTCTATCAAGAGACTGTGATATTATTATTGCTGATGACATTGAAGATTTCTCATCTACAATGCAACCTGCTTCAAGAAGAAACACTAAAAACTGGTGGACTACCACATTAGGTTCTAGAAAAGAGGAACATACAGCAATGGTGGTAATTGGCTCAAGACAACACCCTGATGATTTATATTCTGCTTTATTAGAAAACGAAGCGTGGGAGACAATAGTAGAAGAAGCACATGATTCAATGTGTACTACAGCAGAGTTTGAAGAAAAAGACCATACAGAATGTATGCTATGGGGAGATAAGCGTACTTTTAAATGGCTTATGGATAGAAAGCGTGATGCTCAAACAACAGGTGGTTTACAAAGATTTGAAATGGTTTATCTAAATAAAGCACAGGCACAAGGTTTGTCTTTATTTAATCCTGAAGTAATTAAATTATGTTATGACCCTAACTGGGAGATAGGACAAATACCAGAAGGTGCTTACTTAGTTGCAGGATTAGACCCTGCTGCTACAGGTTATCAAGCTGGATTCCTATGGGCAGTAGAAACCACAAACTCTGATATTAAGTTAACAATGGTAGATATGGAGAATCATCAAGGCGGTGGCTTAGAGGAAGCTAGAAGTCTTATAAAGAAATGGTTTGAACAGTACGGATGTTATCACTGGGTTATTGAAGAGAATGGATTCCAAAAAGCTATACGACAAGATGAAAAAACTAGAGAGTATGCGAATATAAACGGAATTAAACTTGAAGGACATGAAACCCATAAAAACAAATGGGATGAAAGATTTGGTGTTACAGCACTAGCTCCTATGTTCCAAGAAAAGAAGATTAAACTACCTTTTGCAAGTATTGATGCACAAACTAAAAGTATTACCTATACAAAACAATTAAGTTATTTTGCTTCAAAAGGCAATAAAAATTCGTATAAAAGTGATATAGTTATGGCAAGTTGGTTTCCTATGAAAGTAATCAGGAACTTACAGAAGTTAACCTACGCGGAAATGGGTTTAGACTACACTCCTAGTTATGAAGGATATAGTATGCTAGACTTGAATGATATACCATGGAGTTAAATGACACCTGACCAGATTATAGATAGAGCAACGTTTTTAAAAAAATCTCACGATAGTGTTCTTATAGATAGAGCAAGATTTCGTGCAATACTTAATGGTGGGGAAGAAGGTATACGACAGTTACTAGGACCAGGAATGGATAACCTAGACTCATCTACGTTACCAGCTCCTAACTTAATGTTATCTGCATTAGATAGACTTGCACAAAAGATTGGTAAAGTTCCTTCTTTAGATGTTTCTATTACTAATGGTAGAGATTCACAACGTAATAAAATTAAAAAAGATAAGTTAGAAAGAATTGTTTCTGCTTATGACAAAATGCAAAACCTTAAAATGCAATTACCACAAGTTGCTAGATGGCTACCAGGTTATGGGTTTGCAGTATGGGTTATTACTACAAATACAAGTCCTGATGGAAATGTTTATCCTCATGCTGAATTAAGAAATCCTTATGATTGTTTCCCTGGCTATATGGGTAATAATCAATCTCCTGATGAACTAGCAATAATACAAAGAGTTCCTGTTAAACAATTGATACAACTTTATCCTGAACTAAAATCATGGTTTGAATCACAAGAAGATGCTGATTCTAGAGATATGTATTTAAATACTAGCTCTGATACTTCTTGGGAAAACTTATCTGAGTCAGGAGATGTAATACTTGAATACATGAATTTAGAAGGTACTTATGTATTACACATGGCTTCAAGAAAAATAGTAGATTTTGTACCTAACCCACTTAAATCAGGTCCTTCTTTCGTTGTAGCGAAAAGATATTCTTTTGATAAACTACAAGGACAGTTTGACCAAGTAGTTGGTTTGATGGCATCTATGGCAAAGATTAACGTATTATCTGTTATCGCTATGGAAGATGCTGTATTTACAGAAACTAACGTTGTTGGAGAAATAGAATCAGGACAATACAGAAAAGGTAGAAACTCTATTAACTATTTGTCACCAGGTTCACAAGTTATAAAACCTGTTACTAACTTACCATATCAGTTGTTTGAAGCTGTAGGTAGATTAGAAAGACAATTGCGTGTTGTTGCTGGGTATCCAGTTCAGGACGACTCTATATCACCCAACTCATTTGTAACTGGTAGAGGTCTAGAAGAACTGGAATCTGGCGTAGGTGCTATGGTTACCGAGTATCACACAATAATAGAAAATGCTTTACAAGAAATAGACAGCAAGAGATTAGAGCTAGATGAAGTTTTATTTGGTAATAACAGAAAACCTATAAGCGGTACATACAAAGGTGCATCATTC